GCCACCAGCTGACAAGCAAAGGGTACTTTGAAGATAAACGAGTGATTGGCAGCCAAAGCGCCGGCTGTGTGATAACTGACGGTGAAATGATCACCTTGCATTTTATTCTCCTTGTTATTTAGAAGTCCTTCCAACCCAGGGTGTGGAGGCTTCACCCTGGGAGGGAAGGTTTCGGGTATAAGGGGGTGGGCTTATCTTATGCCACCCCTCGGGTCATTATCCGCCGGCGACAACACGCTTACCGATGCCTCGATAAGTGGCAACGCCGTAGGCAAACAGGTCACGGACCTTGATCGGCAGGGTGTCATTGGTGAAGAGCAGCCCACTGGTGGGATCCGTCACACTGTAGAGCTGCGGGGCGGGGTGAGTGGTGCCACCTGGATTATCACCATAGGCCATGCAGATCACCGGTGCGATACGTGGATCAACGATGTAAGCCCAATCGGTGGTATCGGTCCACTCAGGCACAAGAATTGGCACAGGGCGAGGGTCACCTGGGCGGTCCATGGCGTAGGGGTTGACGTCATTGTTGGGTGTGGCTGGATATCCACCAGGGCCGGCACCATAACCGAAATCAATCAGGGTCTGATCGTAAAGGTCAGCTGGTACGAGCAGGAACTTAGGCCATAACGCCTGGCGTTTGGCTGATCCGAGCTCTGCTGCTTTCATGCACTCCAAGCGAGCGGCTTTCCAAGCTGCGATTGAGTAAGCGGTGGTGGCGTAATTGCCATGGGAATTGTCAGCGATAAATAAGGCCTTGCTATCTTGTGCCAGCGTTGGACCTAAGCCGGCGGCCTGGGTGAAGATGGCTGCAATGGCTGCTGAGCGGGTACGGATGGCTGAGATGGTGAGCGCACGGGGGATCGCCTGGAGTTTATCGATCTCACTGTTACGAAGCATCTTGTCAGTGATACCGACATAAGCGCCGTACTTGGTGAAGGCACCGGTCTCTTTTGTGTCCGTGACTGAAAGCTCGGTGTAGGCTGCACCTTCGGCGACGACTGGCAGAGCTGCAACCCCTCCGAACTGCAACCACTGCATATCGTGTAGGGATCCGTCTGTGGCCTGAACGGAGGTGATCAGCTCGTACCACCTATAGGCTGTCAGGTTGGTATAGAGATCGAGCACCACCTTGTTCATGGCATTGACGGCCAGATCGGCGAGGGTGGTGGTGGTGGCGGCAGCGAAGGCGACACGAGAGGGGTCGAACTTACCCTGCATCTCGACATCACCGGTGACTGCACGGTACAAAGCATCAGCTCGCCTGAGCTCAGGCGGGGGGAGCTTGGCACCTGGTGCACCAAACAGCCAATCAAAGTAACCCTGGAACTGTTCAGCTGCAGCGGGACCCTGGGTTAACTGCTGGCCTCGAGGGGGTTGGTTGCCGATCTTGATCACACTATCGGCGACAGCATCTTTGAGGTTATCGATGCTGGCTTCGAGCCTGGTAAAACGTGCGTTGATAATTTCTTCTTCCATTGCTTGGGATACTCCTTCCGTGAGTTTTTCTAATTCTGGATATGGATGCATGAAAGCAAACATGTCTTCTGGGCTGATCGAAGGACTGTACCTATTTTCGAACAGGCCAGTTGGATTGAGGGCGGGTTCATCCACCACGTCAGCGGCATATAGGGCGGTGATGCGGGCAACCGGGTACTGTCCGGTTGCGCCGGCAGGTCGACCGCCGGCAGCCGGCAGCTCCTGACCGTCAGCTGTTGGCCAGACACGCTCGAGGTCGACGACGACAGACACACCGAGAGCAGCAGGGTCTTCTCTGGCCAGGTCCATGACGTACCTGCCAATGTCGCCGGCAGGTGAGCTATGTGCGGTCTTGCTGATCATAAGGTCGGCGACTAACTTCTGATCGTCAATTCTAAAATTTCTAACCCTGCCGAGGTACTTACCCAGACCATCATGGAACCAGTCGGGATGAGTGAACCTGGACTTAACACCGCTGGCTTTGGATGATCCAAGCTGCTGCAGCTGAGACAAGCTTACCCGGTCGAAGAGCAGCCTATGACCAACCGCTTCGCCAGTGTTTGCGATGCTGACACCGAGAATGGCGTCTTCTCCGATGGATCCGGTGAGCTGGATGGAGTTGCTTCTGAGTTTTTCTATCAAAGGACCTCCTTATCTGGGGGATTGGTGCCGGTGGTGATCTTGGTGTACTTAATCGTGGCCTTGGTCTGGGGTGGGAACCTGGCGTTCACAAATGAGTAGATGCCACTGGCACACAGGCCAGCTGCCAGACCGAAGAAAGCGAGCTCAATGTACTGTTCGGCGGGTGGATAAAATTCGTGGAACTTATAGATGAGTGCGAAGAGGATACCCACTGCCATGCTAATAAGCGTGAGCTTATTACCGGTTACACCAAACTTCTTGATGAACTCGACAATACCGATGATCAAGAGGGCGAGGGTAACAGGGTTTAGGGCAAACGTGCTTAGGTCCATAACATTCTCCTTTCACAAATTATATTGAATTAAACGAGCGCCTGGTCCAGCTCGATCGTGGCCAAATATCTGAGTAATACTACATTTTCTGCAACGATCATTGCTGACCTTTAGGTTTCGTGGCAGGTTCGTCTTCCTGGGCGGCTTCCTGGCCAGGGAGCAACACTGGCATGATGGGATCTGCTTTGGCTTCACTGATGATCTGATCGAGGATCTTATCTTCGACAATCTCACCGGCAAACTTAAGCACCATATCCACGGCCAGACGGTGAAGGGTGGGTGACTTGCCAAGCAGGGTGTTCTGCAGCATGGCAAAACTCTCAGCGAGCTTGTTGGCACCACCGGCGAGCTGGTCATTATCACGCAGGGTGACATCGGGGGCTTCACAGGTGAAGAGATTGGAATAATCCGTCTCGACTGTAGCCGGTTGAGCACCAATCTCAACCGCCCGTAGGAAGGCCTGGTACAAAATATCCTCCAGAACCCAGACGAAATATTCCTGTCTTTTTATCAGGAACTTCTCTGGCGGGGCTTGCATGGCTTCGGCGGTGGCGACATTGACTTCTCCACCTTCACCACGCCAATGGGGAGGGAAGCCAGAACCGGCATCGATCATGTTACGGACCGCCTTCATATCGAAGCCAGCGTCAGCTCCACGCAGGTTAGGAGACACAGTCTCCCACGTCTCGCTCTCGTCCTTGACGACGATGGACCCGCTCTCGGGTGCGCTGCCATACTGGGTAGACTTACTCTCGACCTTGTTGCTTGGTACGGTGACCAGGTAGAGAAAAGCTCGAGCGGCCCAATGCAAGCGCACCCGGTCTTCCAACATTCTGGAATAGCGGAGCAGCCAAGGAATAATCGTGGTCAGATCACTCTCACCCATGAGTGCACCTATCGGTCTATTCACGCTGTAATGCAGCATGACGGCGTCTGACATGCCGGCCTCGGGATGGTCAGGGCTCAGCCAGCGCCTGGGTTGGATCTCGCCGGCGGGAGGGTTCTCCCAATACACGAGCTCCGTTTCCCAATCGTTGTTGGCGGTCTCGATCTTTTGGATTTGATCTTTGGTAACAAAGCGAATGTATGACATGCCGTCGAGCTGGTTACGAAACAGAAGCACAAACAGATCACCGGACCTGCTCAGCTCTTCGACCATCGGCACCAGGCGCAGGTCCATGTGGTTCTTGCGGTGGGTCCAGAACTCTTTGATAAAGCTATCGAGTGCTGCGTCAACGCTGGTGAAGGAGATACCGGTGCCAACCACATAGTTGACAGTGGTGTTGATCACCCGCCAGGCCATGGGGTTCTTACGCCAGGCGGTGAGGGCATCCGTGTACAGCTCCTGGATTTCTGACCAAGAGCGATCATGCTTACGCCCGGAGATGGTCTGCCAGTGATCATCGGTGACCAGGTTAGGGGTAACTGAGAAGCTATTTGCTCCTGTTTCAGCTCGAGCAAATAGCTTCGACAAAAAGTTGATTTTCACTTGATCACCTCCATGTAACGATAACCGTCTTTTTCGACACAGGTCCAACCACGTGTATGCTTGATCCAGACTTCCTTACCGCCCAGCTCGTTGACTTGAACGATCTCACCTTTGGCAAGGTGGCCTACCTGCCTGGCTAATGTGCTTGGAAGATGCCTGATGTGAAGGTCTGCAAAGAGTGAGCGTGCCTGGGTCTTGTTATAGACTGGAGGGTCGACCTCACGATAGTTACCAAACCAAGATCGAGCTGCACCTAGATCGCCGTTGAACCAGTCGGCATCGGCCGTCTCGGTGCAGCCTGGGAAGAAACAATAATCGCTGAACTGCCAGATGCGCCAAGTGGTCCAACCGATGGGAAGCATTGGCAGATGTGCCTGGGTGTAGTGAGCTACGATCAGGTCATAGTCTTTGGACCAGGCAGGCTTTGGATGGATGAACTCATTCCAATAGCCGGCTGAGGTATAGATGGCAGGCTTGATGGCGGTGAGCTGCTCCACCCGTTCGAGAAATAACTGCAGTTTTGAAGTGATGTCTGTTATAAGTTGAGGTTCTTCGAGGTCAACAATATACCTACCGTAGCCTTTACCTGCAAGCTCGATGAAATGATTGGCCTGGATAATCGGGTCGAGCGCAGGCTGGTAATAGTGGTAGGGGGCATGTGGAATGCCGGCAGACATACAGCCAGACTTGTTGGTTGCGTAGGTTGGGTCAATAAAATTAGTACCATCGGTGCACTTGTAATAGACAAATGGGACCCACCGAGCAGCAACAGGCCAATCGATGAGACCCTCCCAATGACTGACATCAACACCAAAAGTTTTCATCAGTATGTTTCTCCTAATCCCTCGAGGATATCCTTGACAGGTACGACCTGACTTTCACCGGTGCCCCACGGCTCAGCATCCAGCACGCTGATCAACGCGGCACTAAGGACGTAATCATCATGCACCAGGTCACCGGTAGCCACATCACGAGTGCCATCAGGGACCGACCAGCGCATGGTCTTCTGTGGACCATCTAGAATGGTGTACTGACAATACTCTAGCTGGCGTGACATTTCAGGATCGAGCGGAGAGAACTCTTTATAACGACCGGTCTCAATGATAGAGATAAAAGACCAACCCAGATCTGATTTGCTTACCTGGCTGAACTCGAATGGTAAGACCTTAGAACCCAGACGGTCCATCAAGAAGCTAGCCAAACCAGCACCCACGCCGGTAGCATCAACGATGATCTTTACCGGCTGCCAGAGATCAGCCAGGCCAACGAAGTTTGTATAGAGAGTTGTATGCTTGACACCCTGCCAGCTGAAACGCATTACAACCTTATAAACCGGCTTATTGATCACATGATCAGCAGATGGGACCTCCAGCTCGAAGATGGTGAGTACAGTACTATCACGTTTCGGATTACTGAGCTGAGCAAGGTCCTGGATTGCGCCTTCATCCTGGCCGGCCACGTCGATAGTAAAGGCATACACGTGACCAGGTACTGGAAGGATTTGTTTAGGATGGGACCCGAACATGAGCGCTCGACGAGAAAGGGGGAACATGCCACCCTCACTATCGATCTCCTCGCTGAAATACTGTGTACGGACCAAAGGATTATTCCGTCCAAGCCTGGCGATCTGCTCAGCAACGAAGGTTTTGTAAGCCGGCACCTCCGCTCCAACCTCGTCAGCGGTGAGAACCCACGTGCGTTTGATGCCGTCTTGCTGCTCCTGCAAGCGAGCTGCCCGCAGCTCACGAGCAAGTAAGGTCTTACTTGTCCACGCGGTGCCCCAGAATACGCGGGTGGCATTGGTTGAGGCTGCCATGGGGGCGATCTCCTTATCCCATTTGGAGATTTCCACATCCTGGGCTTCGTCACATTCGAGAAGAAGGCTGGCGGTGGCACCCACGATGCTGGCGGTGGGAGAACCGCTGAGAAAATGGAGCAAGCAAGAGCCGATTTGGAAAACGCAGCCTGATTTTTTAATCCAACGTGATTGGGTGAGAATATTCCTGGATAAGATATGTTCGAGACGCCAGATAGCATTCTGTGACTGGGGCTGGATGGTAGGTGAGATTTTCACCATACTGTCGCGGGTGAGACTGTACAGGGTAAGGAGAAAGGCTTCGATTTGGGCCTGGAGCTCATTCTTACCAGACTGGCGGGGGAAGACAACCACGAAGGATAGCCCTTTTCTAGCTACGACCGATGCAGCTATCGCTCGGGCGACTGCAAGCTGGTAGGTGCGCAGATGGAGGTCACCTAGCTCAGTAAAAAGGGAGATATTAGTCAGGACGCGCAGGAGTTTTGAAAAATCGTCTTCCATTGAATGCCATTGTGCAGGCTGGATGGGAGCAAGCATTATTCCTGGTCGAGACCCCACTCACGGGTAATTTGCTGGAGAGCGAGGTCGACAGCATGATCGAAATAGCGGATGGAAGGGCAGGTGCTATTCTCGGGGCAAGTGAGACAACGGCGGGTGGAGCGGGAGAGATGGCGCAAGGCTCTGCGCAGATTGTGGGCTTTATCCAACACACTTTTCGCTTCCAGCAGGATAGGGCAGGAGGGCCTGGGACCCTCAGGAAGGAGGAGGCCTGGAAGTGTGAATGATGGATCATTGGTGGAAGGGGTCATGGGGTGTGATTGTCTCCGGATTGTATAGATGAAAGATTTGGCAAAGGCAGGTGAAAGGGATTGGAACCCATTAATAACGAAACGGAACGAAGATGGTTTCAGGGAGGTGGCAATTGGGGCAACTGGATAGCATCATCTAGAGGGGTGTCCAGCTGGTCCAGCTTAAGAACGCTGGTGAGATGTTCGAGAGCCATATGAAGGTCGGAGTCAGTGGAATTCCCTGAGGATTGTAGAAACTGGCTGGTTTTAACCAGACGGGTGATGGTGATGGAAGCCAGGCAGAGGGTGCGAAGAATGTTGGCAACCTGGGTAATATCTGCGGATTGGTTCTCGAGCTCGATCAGACGGCGAGCATACAGACGGATGATGGCGATCTCTTCCATCAGGCCGTGGTAATCAGTGGATTCGACCCCTGCCAGATCGTTTTGGTTGAAGCGGCGAGTGTAGAAGCCGTGTTTGAGGGCGTTGATATTGCCGGGCTGACCGCCGCGGTGACGTTTGGGTGAGGGCTTAGGATCTGGCATAGAAAGACGTCCGATTGAATTCATGGTCTGATGAGGCTACGGACGAGCTCAATCAGCGAGAGCATCCCACCGCCGACTGCCAGGCTGACCAGCAGCTTGAATTGGGTGGCACTCTCGGTGAGCTCACGCAGGCGTTTTTCAAAGTCCGCGGCCTGCGCCTCCAGAGTTTTCAAGCGCAGGGTGCTCAACTCGGTGATGTGCTCCTGGTCCGCCCGGGTAGCAGTCAGCTCTGCCTTGATCAAGTCCAAGGTATGACCGAGTTGCTCAGCGATCAGCCGGTTCTGGGCTTCTTCAGCATCGCGGGTCATTCCTGATCCAATCCCCATTCCTGCCTAAGCTCGCGGAGGGTGGTACCTAAGGCGTGGGCTATATGGCGCACCCGGCGGCATTCGGTTTTTTCAGGGCAGGTC